CACCGGTTGTCAAAGCTATAGGAGCAGGTTGAATCTGTAAATCTACTTCAGTTAAATTGCCGTCACCAAGTTGGTAACCGCCAGCGCCATTAGGTAGTGCCATGATATTAATTCCTTAAAAAATATGTTAAAAAGCCCCCGCTTGCGCGGGAGCATTTAGGTTTAGCCCCAAATACGGCAAGCCATTGCTGGACGGATTGTGCTGTAGCCATACAATACGTCAATACGGCAAGGTAAACGGTCATTATTGATGTCGTACTGACGTACAACACGCATAGAGATACCGTTGTGAACTTGGCGGGAAGCCATGTCAACACCTTGTGGTAACAACAAATCAGCGGTCGCAAAAGTGATCGCATCTTTGTGGTAAACCAAGTTTTGAGCGTACTGAGTAGCAGAAGAACCTAACATCGTTACAGCAGCAGTAGCTACTGGGAATGAATCCACAGTTGCTAAAGCGTTAGCAGATGTATAGATAGCTGGGCTAACAGACAAAGTTGCAGTAGATGAACCAGATGCTGCAGCAGTTACGGTGAACTGTTGCAAGCTACCAGTAGATTCACGGGTTTGTGGGTTAACTGAGTATACGTTAGCGATTGTGAATACATCGCCTACGTTCCAAGTCTTGCTTGAACCTGTGAAGCTGATACCTAAAGAAGTAGTACCTTCAGTAGCTACAGTAGTAGTTACAGTGATGGTTGTACCCCAAGAACCAGTTGTGTGCTGCTTAATAGATTGGCTCATGTTAACTTCGTCGAAGCCCAATACACCCATGCCCATCATGCCATTCTTGAACTGACGGCTGATTGTGTCTGTAGGATTAAACAGACCTTTCATGCCTTCAACCAAGCCAGCGTTAGCAGCAGGGTTAACTGTAGCGTAACGTGGGGACATAACAGCAGCGTTTTCGTTCAGTTTTTGTTGAGCTTGCAACAAAACCAAAGAAGTAGCTGGAGTTGTACCAGGAGTACCAACTGAGCTATAGATAGCTTTGTAGCTATTAGCTACGTCAGCATCAATAGAAGAAGCCAATTGAGAAATACGCGGTTTTAAAACACGCTCTGCAAAGTCATCTAACTGCATTGTCAATTCAGCAGAGGTGAAGTTAACACCAATGTGCTTTTGACTAGCAACAGACAAAGTTGTGTACTGTTCGTTGTCGTCTTGAACTTGCAAGGCGGCACCGTCAGTTACCAAAGCGCGGTCTGGTAGGCGGATACGGAGAGTAGAACCAATTTTTGCGCCTTCAACAGCGAAAGAATCGTCATACTGGCGGTTTACGTTACGAGTGAGTACAAGGTTGTTCTCGAGGATTTCGAGAGCTTTTCTTGTAATCATGTCGATGGTTAAGATCGAATTTGACATAATAAAGTCCTAATAAAAGATAATAGTTAGCGGTTTCTCTGCGCTTCCCACTTCTTGATCTGACGTTGGCGGTCTGCTTCAATCCACTCTGAAGTCGTCATGCTTTTAATGGCACGAGGATCCGTTGTGTCTGTTGCAGGCGATCCAGAGGATCTTGCCGTAATCGGAGCAATTGGTGCTGGGGCGCTCGAAGTCTTTTTTACTACTGGGTTATCAGCTAATTTAGCCTCAATTTTCCCTAATTCTTTGGCCTGCTGGAGTGGCGCTAAACGAGAAATACGTTCCGCTTCTTTCGGATTAGACCCTAGGTAATAAGCCATGTCGGGGCCAACTTCTGAAGCTTGAATCGTTTGAGCCATCGCATCAGTGATTGGAAGCTTGGGGTTGTAAGCAACTTGTTCAAAGTCATCATACTTATTCCGAGCATCTTCTTCTTTGTCGTGATAGGACTCAATGATCTCAGACTGCATCCTAGCTTGTTCACGCCTAGCAAGCAATTCTTCTGCCTTACGTTCTGCCAAAGCATCGGCATATTCGTCAGGTGAATTAAACTGCTCAATCGGCGGGATTTCGGCTGGAGCGCGCTTAACCTGCATTTCGGCAGCTTTAGCGGTCTGTTCTCTTTCCCACTTACGTTGTTCTCTAGCTAGACGTTTCCCGATTAGCGCATCCACATCCTCTTGAGAGAAGGTTTTAGCCGCTTCTGCGGTATTTTCTGCTTCCGGCGCAACTACTTCAGATTCAGGTACAGCCGTTGCTACCTGTTCTGGCGCGGATACTTCCGCTGGTACTACTTCTTGACTTTCGTCCATTTCGATGTTTCCTTAAGAAACCCTGGTGATTGCGCCAGTACAATTATTACAAAATATATTCGTTAAAAGCTAATTCGTCAAGTAGATATAATTTACCTTATGCAGAAGTAATTGTTTCCCATGCTGTAGCGCCACCAACACGAAGTTTGTTTAATGTTGTGTCAAAGTAAATTCCACCTTTAACATAAGCTGGAGCCGAAGCGGTCGCCGCTTGTTGAGTAAACATTACACCTGTTGAAGTAAGACTTCCAAACACTTTAGTAGCAGTAGTAGAACTATTACCAATTACTGTTGAATTAGAACCAATACCTATTGCTCCATAACCAATTACTAATTCATTAGTATTGTTATTAGCAGAACCTACTGTATTCATGCCAATATAAGTATTATTTGCTCCAGTTGTATTTGCATTGGCTGAACCACCTGCATAACCAGCAGAATATCCAAGCCCAGTATTATTTGCTCCTGTGCTGGAATATAAGCATTGAAATCCAATAGCAGTACCGCTAGAAGATGTATTACTACGAAATGCTGAATAACCCAAAGCGATATTATTAGATCCTGATAAATTTAACGCTAATGAACCATTACCAATAGCTATATTTTGTGCGCCAGTAGTATTTGTATATAGCGGGCTATAGCCCCCACCATCAGTACCCCCAACAGCAATATTGTAAGTTCCAGAAGTTACCGCCTTTAAAGCTGAATTTCCAACGGCGGTGTTGCCTACACCAGTAGCTGTAGCTGCTATAGCACCCACGCCTAAAGCTGTATTACCTGCAACAGAACCATTGCCAAGGCCTAAAGTTAATCCGTTGACTAATATATCAGTACTAGTAGACCAAACAGGTGCGGCCGCAGAGCCTTGTGATACTAGTACATTTTTTGCTGTACCGTAACCTGTTGTACCGCTAAGTGCAGGGGTTGTACCTAAATTAGTAGATAATCCTAAAGCGCCTGTAGCATTAATCACATGAGCAGACTGCCCTGTTGTTCCCCAAGCTAAATAAGTCTTTTTTCCGTTGCCTGAACCATAGGTAATATCACCATCATGTCCTGAAAAGTAAATACCATTGTTAAGGCTAAAGTAATCAGCAGGCGTGCCGCTACTAAAAACAGAAGAGTTCATGCCAAACTCACCATAGTAGGTGGAGTCTGTGCCTAAATCGTTACTGACTGCAAAGTTGGTAGAAGCACCAGCAGTACCACTTTTGTTTTGCATTACTGCTTGTAAATAAGTGCCTGCAACAGTTGCGCCTGAAGCTATATTGGTATTTGTAGCGTTAAAACTAAGAACAGGCGTTGTGCTTGTAGATCCGCTTGTTGATAAATTTAAAGTATCTACCGCGCGGCCCGTAGTTACATTGGATATAGATACCTGCTTAGTTGTAGTGCCTTGAACAATTGGCAATACTTCAGTTCCGTCTAACGGTACAGTTGAAGCGGGGAGTGCTGAAATTTTGACATCTGCCATGATATTTCCTTAAATTATTGTGCTATTACGCAATAAAAATATTAAAAATTATTCTTTATCTTACTAACATCCAAAAGATACGAACAGTTGTACCTGCACCTGGAGCTACATCAATATTTAATGTAAATCCAGATGTTGCTCTAGCGGTCATGTATGCAGAGTGTGACCCCGCTGCTGGAGAACCAGTAACATTCCAAGATCCAAATACAAGTCCATAATTTACATCTGATTCAGCCGTGCCAAAAGTTACAGCCGCAGAAGTAGCTGTATCCGCAATATCTACATACCCAAAAAAATTATTTGAATATGTTTGAGTGCTAGATATGCCTTTTAACGCTCTTTGACGAATACAGTTTAAATCGGAAGTAATATCAACGGTAGAACCAATAGTTGTTTGATAACGCTTTAAACCGCCTGACGCTTGATAATAAGCAGCAGGATTGTATAAATTTGTTGTGTATGTTCCATTGTCCGTTACTGTTCCAATAGTACCAGCTTGCTGACCAATGTAGGTATAGCTTGCGCCAGCATCAATAGTTATATTTACGCCACAATAATTGGATTGAAAAAAGTTTCCTTGACCAGTAACCAATTCAATTCCTGTTGAACCTGAAAACAAATTATTAACAATTTTATTGTAGTTAGCAGTATAAGTATTAGGAAAAGCAGAAGTATATGAAGATGTTTGTAACGCTTTTGTTGTATTATTTTCTACCCACGCGCCATCAATAACCGTTCTTTCTCCACCTTCTAATAAAATGCCATAAGCATTAACAGAATATTCACCGCCTGCTATTATGTTTTGATATGCGCCTCGCACCCGAATACCAGCAGTAGTATTGTGGTTTCCAATACAACGTAAAACCATTACAGCGTTAGTAGTATATTCAAGGGCTGCTTTTAAAGATTCATGTAAAAATATTCCATTACCTGCATTATATTCTGTTACACAATCAGTAAGACCGCAATCAACAGCTTGAGCTAATTCAATACCGCTAGCGGTGCTATTTTTTACTTTTAAACGATGAAAGTTAGATTGGGCAACATCATATACATATAACCCTTTACCAGTATTTGTACCATCAATAGTAAAGTCATGTACATAAATAGATAACTTTGTAGGGTCTGAACCGCCAGCAGATTTAACTTGCAAAGCATAATCAGTTCCAATATTGGAAATAATTACTTGGTCAATTCCAGCGCCATAAAATTCATGATTAGACGATGTAATTGTCAATGAAGCACTAATTTTATATGTTCCAGCAGGTAAATAAACTTTAGAAGAAGCATTAATTGCTGCCTGAATAGCCGTTGTACTATCTAGAACTCCAGTAGGGTCTGCGCCGAAGTCTAAAACGCTTGCGGATTCTTGAAGTTTAGCCTGAACTGTTCTTGAAAATTTAGCTGTCCCTGTACCAGAACCAACGCCTGTAGCAGTAAACAAAACACCTACAGTATTGCTTGTAGCTCCAATAGCTTGAAAGTTAGTTGTTCCTACTGAAACAATTAAATATGTTTGACCAACAATAAAAGATCCTGCGGTAGCTACATAACCTTGTTCATAAGAAATACTAGACGCATCGTTAAATATAAGAGGCAAAGCTGCCGTGGGTATATTATCGTATGTACCAATTAGTACATCATTTGCATCTTTTACAACAAATTTATACCCGTATCCATAAGAAAGCCATATTTCACCGGTTGATATTCTTCCCGCCGCGTTTAAAATAATTGGGTTTGTATGATATGTATTGCCTATATTACTTGTATATGTAGCTAAAGGCGTAGTTGTCCCCGCTGAATAGGTATATATTTTACCGCCCGTTAATACATTGCCACTATCATCTAAAAATTGGGCGCCTGCCCCTGCAAATAACGATAAAGTAACAGCCATAACTTATTCCTTAAACAATAATGAAACTGCCGTCCTCTTGGACGAGATTATCATTAGATTCAGTGGCTAAATTGCCAAACTCTTGATCACGAGCATAGCCTGAAAAGAACGAAGCAATACTGCCAATTCCTATAGCTACGCCGACGCGGAGTCCAACACCCCAACTCATCTGATATTGATCGGTTTAGCGTACACAGTACCAGCCGTAGACACTTGCAACACGCTCACACGCCAAGGGGCGCCTGAACCTGTTTGAGGTGCAAAAAACGGGATTGGTGTGTAAGCTGGGATTGGAGTGCTTGAAGATGTGGCAGTTGAGCCGACACCGACAGCAACGTAAACGTCTTGAGTAGCCCAGACTAATACGCCTTGTGGCCCAGGATTCCAAGTACCAACAGTAGCAGCAGCAGCGCCGCTTGCAACAGAACTAGCGGGATATTCAGCGTCAGCTAGGGGGTGTAAAAGTTCCATGTTTGGTTCCTTATGCTAAAAAGCGTAATTTGTACAGAGTTGAAAGATAAAGTTGAACAATATTATCAATAATCTGTTGCAACGAAGTATCTGCTTTATCGACTACATCATATCTTGCACCTTCTATTTCTGCAAGCTGTGATTCTAAAAATTCAACAACATTTGATGTCTTTTTTGCGGACATTAAACTAATAGGGCCTATTAAACCATGCCGACCTTGATACGCTTCCGCAAAATCATCGGCATTATCAATAATACTCTCGTAAAATTTTTGCAAAGCTTTATGTTTTGCATAACTACGCGTATTCAAATGTACCGAATGGGTTACATCACGGGCTAGAAACAAAATTCCTACGAAATCAGCGGCTTTCATTGTGGTGGCATCCCTTGTGGTGGCATTTGTGGAGGCATAGCGCCTTGAGGTGGCATTGGTTGACCTTGCGCTTGCATCGGTTGTTCCATTTGTTGTTCTTTTTGATCTTCTTCTTGCATATCCATTGCAGTATCGCGTTGCATCTCAGTTACAAGATCGCCGCTTACCATCATGCCATGCACAGTTCCCATAACAATATCTTGTATTTGTTCAGGCGACATAGAGGCTTGAACTGCGGTTAAACGCTTGGTTTCAGCATCAAATAGCTTAATTTGCGCTTCAAAGTCTTTACGTTCCAAGTCTTGCATCTCAATGGATTTGCCCACGTTTTGTAACATTTGGTGCATACCTTCCATTTCTTGAGCCATTCCTTGCATTTGTTGCTGTGCAGCTTGCAACGCTGGATCTTCGTCTGTATTAGACATAAGTTTTGGATCAATAGTTTTAGCCAAGCGTTTAGACATCTCTTGAGCGCCAGGCCAATCCATATTTTTAACAAATAGATCGCCAGCAACAGCCCATAGCTGAGGGTTGCCTTGCAAAATCTGAGCCATTGCTTCCATAGCTTCTTGACGCTTAGTCATGTAACCTGGGCCTGTAGTAGCCACAACATCATATATACCAACGCTAGGGTTGTAGACTTTTTCAATCACAACGCCTGTTTGGTCAGTAATTTTTTTAACCGCTTCAGGCTGATCAGGGTTTAACTTAACCATTGATACTTCGCCGTCTACACCAACAATACGAGCAATACGCTCGGTATCGTAAATCTTAGGAATAAGGTCAATTAACTGACGGGTAGCATAACGAATCGCTTTAGTTAGGTTATCGCCATAGTGGAAAGTACCTACGTCGCCTTGACGTTCACGCGCAAGAATCGCTTTACCTGAACGCTCGTTAGAAGTTTGTCCAAGGCTAGAGTCATATTGACCAGTAGTGGACTTAATATCATCACTTGCACCCATTTTGGCTTGAATTAAACCAGTTTGTGCCAAAGGAGGTGGCGCGCGCTGTGGTAATGGCAGCGTTGCGCCCATACCATCAGTAACATCAGGGTTTACCTCTAAATACGGCCAATTGGTCGTGTTAGCGGTTTTCCATTGATTCTCATAGCCTTCAAATTGACCGCCATAACCAATAAACGGTGCTTTTGGAGCCAAGGCAAGCATTTCTGCCTCTTGTGATACCCAATAGTTGTACATACGTTGTGCATCTTTGGCGTTACGAACCAAGCCAGACACATAAATACGGCCATCTACTTCAAATTCGTTACCAATTACCCGTATTACAGGTATCCACTTGCCTGCCCATTCTTGCTCTTGTAGCACTTCATAGCCATTGGATTTCATCCACATGACTTTTTTAACGTCTACAGTGCGGGTTTTAATTGGTTTTAAGCCCATCTCTTTCATTTGTTTATCTTCAGGGCTGCCGTTGTAAAACGATTGATTGCCTGGATACAAATTGAGCTTAGTTGGGGTGTGCGTATAGTAGAAATACTCAACTATACGGATTGTGTTCTCGTTTAGCCACTGGGATAAGGAATCATCACCTACGCCTTGGGACATAATCGAAGTAATGGGCGCGGCATCAGGAAATTGACGCTCGTACTCATCTTTTTCTAAATCTTGGCTAATAAAACACCATTCAGCATCGCAACCAGCAGGGTCTTGGATCATTGGATCCATATAGACGCTAAATGCGTTGCGAATACGGCCTAAACGGATGTCTTGATCAAACGAATCATCGTAACAAAACTCAGTTAGGATGCGGAAATAGCCTTCACCATACGTTACTTGGTTTTCGCAAGCAGTGTCATAAACTACATCGGAATCAGACATATACTCGATATGGCGAACCATACCTTCAAAAATCTCTGCTACTTCTACATCGCCTTTATCGTCCGCGGGGATTACTTTTCCAGAGGGGCGATTCTGACGTTGTTCATTTGTTACTTGTTTGACGTGCTGAGGCAGCTTATTGATAGTAAGGCAAGGTCTTGCGTTAATAGTCTGTCCTTGAACAGAGCCACGCGTTGCCAATACGTCAGCAGGCCATTGCCATTGATTATCTGGCGAACCAGCCATAAACCTTAAATCATCTAATTCATCTTCACGGCTTTCGGAATACGCAGACATCGCCATTTGAAAACGGTGGCGCATTGTTGCAAGCGTATCGGACTGCTCATTAGGAGTAGTAGTAGGATTACCACCTACGTCGGCTACTTTGCCGACAATATTCATAGAAGTTTGGTCATACGCCATTTAGTATTCCGATCACATCAGGCTCACGCATCATAAGCAGTTCTTCGCCATCGACTGTGACCTTTTGCCCGGAATATTCACCGAATAGCACATGGTCGCCCTCTTTGACGTTCATAGGTTCAATATGTCCTTTCGGACTTTTCTTGCCTTCACCAATTGCCACTATGATACCGCTAAATAATTTATTTTGGGGTAAAACTATTAATTCAGATAATTTTTCTGTGTCTTGACGAATTAAAACACAATTACTTAGAGGTTTTAGACTCATTTTTTGGTTTTGCCTTTCGAGGCTTCGCGTTTGACAGAATAGGCGATTGCGACCGCTTGCTTGATCGGACGGCCACTTTTGACTTCGGCTGCGACGTTTTTACGGAAGGCTTCTTTGCTGGTGCTTTTTTTGAGAGGCATGGTTGCTCCTTTGGTTTGGTTTTTTTTCGGCCAAAGCTAAAAAGCTTTGCTAAATTTTTCCACATCTTACTTACCTTTTTTAGCGGGTTTAGCCGTTTTAGCAGATTCTTTAAAATCCTTCGCAGTAGGCGCGCCCTTAGCGCCAGCCTTACGCATCCTCTCCCCACTACCAGCCGCAATACGAGCTTGCTTTGCGTGAATGTTTGCATATAGTCCTGGTTTAGTTGCCATAATTTTTTCCTAACATTTCCAATTTTTAAGGGATGCCTTAGCGCGTTCACCGTCTTTGGC